CGCATGGTTATGCCTCCGATACTCGGTGATGCCAACGATTATGCACAGGCTGGCCACGACCTCGCAGGCCTGCTAGTCCAGCAGACTGGCACAGCGGTGATCGACAAGCTCAAAGTCGTATTCGGTGACCAACTCGGCAGCGACTACGAAGCACCAGACGAGCTGGTCGAAGGCCTCATGACCATCGGCAGCTCAGTGGTGGTCTACGGTGACAGCAACTCAGGCAAAACATTTTGGGCGCTCTCAGTGGCCACGGCCATTGCAACTGGCACCGACTGCTACGGCAGGAAGACTGATGCAGGCTTGGTGATCTATCTGGCCAGCGAAGCCCCTGCCAGCATTCGATCACGCATGCAGGCCATCAAAAAGTACCACGGCTGCGACCTTGAGAACTTGGCAATGGTGCCAGTCCCGATGAACTTCTACAACGGTGACCAAGATGCCCACGATGTGATTGAGCTGGTCAGGGCCATTGAGCAAATCAAAGGAAGACCAGTGCGCCTGATCATCGGTGACACGCTGGCCAGAATGAGCGCAGGAGCCAACGAAAACAGCGGTGAGGACATGGGGCCAGTCATGGCCAGATTCGATCAGGTGGCCACCGCCACAGGCGCAGCCCTGATGATCATCCACCACAATGGCAAAGACGCAGCCAAAGGCGCACGTGGCTGGTCAGGCATCCGAGCACACATCGACACCGAAATCGAAGTAATCGAAAAAGAAGGCATCCGCATGGTCAACGTGACCAAACAACGCGAACTTCCAAGCAAGGGCGAGGCGATCTACTTCAAACTGGAAGTGGTTGAGATGGGAATCTCAAAGTTCGGTGGCCCTGCAACAACCTGCGTGGCCATCCCAGACGATGAAGCGAATATCACAAAACCCCACAAAAAACCTACAAAGCATGACGAGAATGTCAGGACAGTCGAGCGTGCATGGTGGTCATCTGGTGCAGAAGAACGTGATGGTTTACCCTACCTAAGCAGGTCAGCACTGCGTGATCTGCTGGTCAAAGATGGCATGGCCGAGCGCACCGCAAAGAACAAAACCGAAGCATCCAGACCAGAAGGAATCATCGCGCAACTGCTCAATGCAGGCACGCTGGAAACCTTCGAGCATGGCTGGATTTTCATTAACGAGGTTCAAGTCAGCGCAATGATGATGCAGAAAAGTGAGGCAAAGAATCGCCCCTAAATGCCCCTGACTGCCCCTAGGGGTTTTCAGGGATTAGGGGCAAAAGCCAGTTAAATCGCCCCGCCCCGCCCCTAAAGCGTATACGCTAGGGGCAGGTAGGGGCAACTGGATGCGGAAAATTCGGGAAAAGTTATCCACAAAAATGTGAGCAATTACTAACATGACAAAACAAAGAGAAACCCCAAACTTTGCAACATGGCAACATGACACGCTAGCCAGATTCGCAACCGAGTGCTACATCCGACTCCAAGATGAGCAGGCCGCGAACGAGCAACTCAGGCTCGATTTAAAAGATGCCATGAAGCTAGCAAGAATTGAAAACATGAAGGACAATCAGGCATGACCACAAAATCACACAATCCCGCAGACAAAGTCGAGCGATGGAAAATTGAGAAGCTGGTGCCTTATGCGCGCAACGCCAGAACGCACAGTGATGAGCAGGTCGGTCAGATCGCTGCCAGCATCAAAGAGTGGGGTTGGACAACACCGATCTTGGTGGATGAGGATGGCAGCATCATTGCCGGTCATGGCCGAACACTGGCCGCACAGCGCCTGCAAATGACCGAAGTTCCTGTCATGGTGGCCAAAGGCTGGTCAGATGCCAAGAAACGAGCCTACGTGCTGGCCGACAACAAACTGGCCATGAACGCAGGCTGGGACAATGAAATGCTGGCGCTTGAGCTTGGCGAGATCGGTGATCTTGGCTTTGACCTCGACCTGACTGGCTTCACAGCCGATGAGATCGCAGCTCTGACACCTGAGCAGATCGAGCCTGGCCTGACCGATGAGGACGAAGTTCCTGAGCTGCCTGAGCAGCCGGTCACTGTGCTTGGCGATGTTTGGGTGCTGGGAAAGCATCGCTTGATGTGTGGAAGCAGCACTGTCTTGCATGACATTGAAAAACTGATGAATGGCGTTTCTCCAGACTGCATTCATACAGACCCGCCTTATGGAATGAATGCAGTCAGCAAGTCGTCAGTTTTAAAAAAGAATTACAAGATTGATATTCTTGGCGATGACACGCCAGATGTTGCCAAGGATGCTTTCCGCTTGATTTACGGAATGTGGCCAGATGCAAAGCAGATCTGGTGGGGCGCGAATTACTACTGCTCCGTCTTGCCCGACAGCGAATGTTGGCTGGTGTGGGATAAGAACAATGGACAATCAGATCAAACCGACTGCGAACTGGCTTGGGCAAATTTTCGCAGCGTTGTTCGGCAGTTCACGCTTGCGTCAGAAAAAACGAATCGCGTTCATCCAACCCAGAAGCCTGTGGCGCTGATGGAATGGATTTTGAAGCGGTTTAATTTGTCGGTGAAAACCGTTGCTGACTTTTTTGGTGGATCTGGTTCGACATTGATTGCAGCAGAAAAACATGGCGCTCAAGCCTTCATCATGGAGTTCGATCCGAGGTTTGTTGATGTCATCATCAAGCGCTGGCAGGACTTCACAGGCAAAATCGCAGTTCACGCAGAAACCGGAAAACCTTTCGCGGAGGTAAAAAATGGCAACCAAAACTGAAAAACCAACGCTAAAAAAGCGCGGCACCAATGGTGGTGTTCGACCAGGTGCTGGCCGACCAGCCTTCGAGCCGACCGATGCCGAGCGCAAACAAGTGGAAGCCTTGTCAGGCTACGGTCTGCCGATCGAGCAGATCGCGGTGCTGGTGCGCGATGGAATCCACATTGACACGCTACGCGCTCACTTCGCAACCGAGCTGGTGTCCGGCAAAGCCAAGGCCAACGGACAGGTAGGGAAAACCCTATTCCAGAAGGTCATGGCAGGCGACACGACCGCAGCCATCTGGTGGAGCAAGACGCAAATGCGCTGGGCTGAAACCCAGAAGCATGAGCTGACTGGCGCAGACGGTGCACCGCTGGAATTCACAAAGATCGAGCGAGTGATCGTCAAGAATGGGTAAGGTTCTCCAACTCCAAACCCCCGAGTGGGCGCTTCCCCTACTGGAAGGCAGCCGATACAAAGGCGCATGGGGTGGCCGAGGCTCTGGCAAGTCCCACATGTTTGCCGAGCTGATGATCGAGGCTCACATCATTGACCAGAAGCGCAGAAGCGTTTGCGTGCGTGAAATCCAGAAGTCGCTCAACCAATCGGTCAAGCGCCTGCTCGAAACAAAGATCGAGCAAATGAACGCTGGCGCTTACTTCGAGGTGCAGGAAGCCGTGATCAAGTCCAAGAAGGGCGATGGAATGATCATCTTTCAAGGCATGCAAAACCACACAGCCGACTCCATAAAATCGCTCGAAGGTTACGACTGCGCTTGGGTGGAGGAAGCCCAAAGCCTGAGCCAGACCAGCCTCGACCTGCTGCGGCCAACCATCCGCAAGCCAGACTCCGAGTTGTGGTTCACGTGGAACCCGCGCCAGCAAAACGACCCTGTCGACTTCCTGCTGCGTGGCCCGACACCGCCAAAAGACGCGACCGTCCTGAAGGTCAACTTCACCGACAACCCTTGGTTTCCATCTGTCCTGCGCGATGAGATGGAGTACGACAAGAGGCGCGACCCAGACAAATACCAGCATGTCTGGATGGGAAGCTACCTCACAAACAGCAACACCCGAGTGTTCAAGAACTGGCGCGTCGAAGACTTCGAGGCACCACCAGACGCAATCCACAGGCTCGGTGCAGACTGGGGCTTTGCTGTCGACCCGACCACGCTGGTGCGCTGCCACATCATTGGCCGCACGCTGTATATCGATTACGAAGCCTACATGGTCGGATGCGAGATCGTCAACACTCCAGAGTTGTTCATGCAAGTGCCAGAGGCTGAGAAGTGGCCAATCGTGGCCGACTCAGCCAGGCCAGAGACGATCAGCCACATGAAAAAAAATGGCTTTCCCAAGATCATGACAGCGGTCAAAGGGCCAAAGTCGGTCGAGGAAGGCATCGAGTTTTTGAAGAACTACGACATCGTCGTGCACCCTCGGTGCATCCACACAATTGACGAGCTGACGCTGTACAGTTACAAGCAAGACCCGCTGACCGGCAAAATCTTGCCGGTGCTCGAAGACAAGAAAAACCACGTGATCGATGCCCTGCGTTACGCTTGCGAAGGCGTGAGACGATCGGCCATCACAAAACCTGCAACATTCACTCCATTGCCAAATGTAAAGAAATGGTGAGAAAATCACACAAAATGAGGATATAACATGGCCCGACTCACAAACGACCAACGCCTTGCAAATCTGCACGACGAAGCCCTAGCGCAATTCGATGATGTGCAAAGCGCACTGCGCGATGAACGCCTGCAATGCCTCCAAGACAGGCGCTTCTACTCTCTGGCAGGCAGCCAGTGGGAAGGCCCACTCTGGGATCAGTACGAGAACAAACCCAAGTTCGAGGTCAACAAGATCATGCTGGCCGTGATCAGAGTGGTCAACGAATATCGCAACAACCGCATCACGGTCGACTTTGTGTCCAAAGATGGCATGGAGAACGACAAGCTGGCCGAGGTCTGCGATGGCCTGTACCGAGCCGATGAGCAGGCATCCGTGGCCGATGAAGCCTACGACAACGCCTTCGAGGAAGCTGTCGGTGGTGGCATCGGTGCTTGGCGCTTGCGCACAGTCTACGAAAACGAGGAAGACCCAGAGGACGACCGCCAACGCATCCGCATCGAGCCAATATTTGATGCTGACAGCTCGGTGTTCTTTGATCTTGGTGCCAAGCGCCAAGACAAGAGCGATGCCAAGTTCTGCTTTGTCGTCACATCGATGACGCAGCAGGCCTACAAAGACACATGGGGTGATGACCCAGCAAGCTGGCCAAAGATCATCCACCAGTACGAATTTGACTGGTGCACTCCCGATGTGGTCTATGTGGCCGAGTACTTCAAGGTCGAGGAAAAGACCGAGACCATCCGCATCTTCCAGACCATCACAGGCGAGGAAGAACGCTACACCCAAGAAGACTTTGCCAAAGACGAAATGCTGGAAGAAACTCTGGCAGCCATTGGCACAGTCGAAGTGCGCCAACGCAAGATCAAGACCAAGCGCGTGCACAAGTACATCATGTCGGGCGGCAAGGTGCTCGAAGACGCAGGCTACATCGCAGGCAAGTGCATCCCAATCGTGGTCGTCTACGGCAAGCGCTGGTTCGTCGACAACGTCGAGCGATGCATGGGCCATGTGCGCCTGGCCAAAGATGCCCAGCGCCTGAAGAACATGCAGCTGTCCAAGCTGGGTGAGATCAGCGCCTTGTCCTCAGTTGAGAAGCCAATCCTCACACCTGAGCAGGTCGCTGGCCACCAAGTCATGTGGGCCGAGGACAACCTCAAGGACTATCCGTACCTGCTGATCAATCCGATCACAGACCAAAACGGCAACCAGGCAGTCAGCGGCCCTGTGGCTTACACCCGCAGTGCAGCCATCCCACCGGCAATGGCCGCGCTCTTGCAGATCACCGAAACCGACATGCAGGACATTCTGGGCAATCCAGCTGGTGCTGACAAGATGGTCAGCAACATCTCAGGCAAGGCTGTGGAGATGATTCAGGCCCGAGTCGATGGCCAAGCCTTCATCTACATGAGCAACTTTGCCAAGGGCATGAAGCGCTGCGGTGAAATCTGGCTCTCGATGGCACGCGATATCTACACCGAAGACAAGCGCAAGATGAAGACCATTGCGCCAACTGGTCAGGCTGGCATGGTCGAGCTGATGAAGCCATCCATCGATCAGGAAACTGGCGCAGTGGTCATGGAAAACGATCTTGGCAGTGCCACATTCGATGTGATCGCAGACGTTGGCCCATCGAGCAGCACCAAGCGCCAGGCAACTGTTCGCGCCTTGACAGGCATGCTCCAGATCACCCAAGACCCAGAGACAGCACAGGTGCTGACCGCAATGGCCATGATGAACATGGAAGGCGAAGGCGTGGGCGATGCCAATGCTTACTTCCGCAAGAAGCTATTGCGCATGGGCGTGGTCAAGCCAACAGACAACGAAGCCGAAGAACTCATGGCCGAAATGCAAGGACAGCCGCAAGACCCGAATGCCATGTACCTGCAAGCCGCAGCTGAGAATGAAACTGCCAAAGCAGCCAAAGCCAGAGCCGACACCGTCGAAACCGTGGCCAGCGCAGAACTCAAACGCGCTCAAACGCTTGAGACGCTGGGCAAGGTCGACGAGACCGCACAGAACATGGCGCTCACAAATGCAGAGGCAGTGCAACAAATTTTGCAAGGCCAGATCGTTCAACCAGTTGTAAGGTGAATGAAAAAGAGCGAGAATGTGATAAACGGCATCCACCCAGCCGTTCTAATGGGTGAGTTTGATGGGGTCAGAAGATGAACACAAAGGCAGTATCAGGAGAAGAAAACCAAGACGATGACACCATTGTTGTTGAGGACGAAGGCCAAAGCACTGAGGAAACCACCAGTGAGTACCAATCCACTGGTGACCAGGGCGATGACCAGAGCACCGAAGACAACGAAGGCGACAACGACGAAGTGATCGTATCCATTGGTGAGGAAGCGCCACCTCCCGAAGAACAGACTCATGCGCCTGAATGGGTACGCGAGCTGCGTAAGACGAACAGAGAATTGCAACGGCAAAACCGTGAACTGCAAGGCAAGCTGCAAAGCACCGCACAGACTGAGACCAAGCCGGTCGTGCTGGGCAAGAAGCCAAGCCTTGAAGAACATGACTATGACGCTGACAAATTCGAGGCAGCACTGGCTGATTGGTTTGAGCGCAAGCGACAAGCCGATGAGTCAAACGCCAAGCAAGAAGCTGAAGTTATGAATCAGCAAAAAGCATGGCAAGCCAAACTGGATGGCTACGGCAAGGCGAAAGCCGAGCTGAGAGTCAAAGATTTTGAAGACGCTGAGGCCGTGGCCCAAGAGTTGTTCAACATCACCCAGCAAGGCGTGGTGCTCCAAGGTGCAGATAATCCTGCGCTCGTCATCTACGCGCTCGGCAAGAACCCAAAGAAGGCAAAAGAGCTGTCCGACATTAAAGACCCCGTAAAGTTTGCCTTTGCGGTAGCGAAACTGGAGAAAGAATTGAAAGTTACCAACCGCAGGGCAGCCCCGCCACCCGAGAGAATTGTGTCAGGAACTGGCCGAGTATCTGGGGCGGTGGACTCAACCCTTGAACGGCTACGAGCAGAAGCGGAGAAGACTGGCAACATGACGAAAGTCATCCAGTACAAAGCGCAGAAGCGAGCAGCTTCAAAATGACAATTTTTTAATTTAGGAGCCCATCATGGCCAATAGTTTCTCAAAAGAAGAACGCGTAGCGTTTGAAGACATCCTCGAAGGTTTCCAAGACTTGCTGGTCTTGTCTCGTCATGTTTCGGTCTACAACACAGACCAGACAATGATGGCACGCACCAACAACGTCATCTGGCGTCCAATGCCTTACATGGCGCAATCCATCACCAGCACACCTGGCACCACCATCGCTGGTTCTTACCAGAACATGACTCAGTTGTCTGTGCCTTCCACCATTGGCTTCAGCAAGACTGTGCCTTGGACAATGACCACTCTTGACTTGCGTGACGCATTGCAAGAAGGTCGTTTGGGTGAGTCAGCCAAGCAAAAGCTCGCATCCGACATCAACGTGGCGATCATGAACACCGCAGCTGCCCAAGGCACTTTGGTTGTTCCAGTCTCTACTGCGGCCGGTGATTATGATGATGTGGCCTTGTGCGACAGCATTATGAACGAGCAAGGCGTTCCTGACTACGATCGCTTCTTGGGCTTGTCCAGCCGCGACTACAACGGTCTGGCCGGTAACTTGTCTCAAGCAAGCCGTTCGTTCGGTAATGCCAAGTCTGATCGTGCATACGAGCGCAGCTTCGTTGGTATGGTCGCAGGCTTCGACACTTACAAGTTCGACTACGCAAACCGCATCGCTGCGGCAGCTGGTGGTGTCACTACCATCGACACTCAGAACGCTGCTGGCAACTACTTGGTGCCACAAGCAACATCGACATCTGTCGGTGGCCAGATCAACGTTGACAACCGCTATCAGACCGTCACAGTGTCCAACACTGTTGGCGTGGCTGTCGGTGATTGCTTCACGATCGATGGCGTGGTTGCTGTGCATCACATCACCAAGCAGTCCACTGGTCAACTGAAGACATTCCGTGTCATCAGCATCACCAACGGCACTCAAATGGTGATCAGCCCTGGCATCATCTCCAACCAAGTTGCAAGCGATGCATCTGCACAGTACAAGAACGTTATCGTTACTCCTGCTGCTGCTGCACCGATCAACTGGCTCAACACCGCAGCCTCGAACATCAACGTGTTCTGGCAGCGTGATTCGTTGGAAATCTTGCCTGGCCGCTACGCAGTCCCATCCGATGCTGGCACCGCAGTGATGCGTGCTACTACCGACCAGGGTGTGGAACTGGTGATGCAGAAGTTCTACGACATCGACAGCATGACGATCAAGTATCGCTTGGACACACTGTTCGGTGTGGTCAACAAGCAGCCTGAAATGTCCGGCATCTTGTTGTTCAATCAGCCCTAAGCTGATCTAGGGGAGAAGGGGCTTCGGCCCCTTCTTCTTTCTTCATTCCAAGGAGCACACCATGCCATTGACAAAAGGTTACTCAAGCAAGTCCATTGGCAAGAACATTGCCAAGGAAATGAAGGCAGGAATGCCTCAGAAACAAGCCGTGGCCGTGGCACTGACCACTGCACGCAAGGCAGCCAAGGCCGCTGGTAAACCCAGCAAAGCGCCAGCAAAGCCCATGAAGGCCAAGAAGTGAAGGCCGGTCTATACGCCAACATTCACGCCAAGCGTGAGCGCATTGCAGACCAGAAGGCCGCAGGCAAAACGCCTGAGCGCATGCGCAAGCCTGGCACAAAAGGCGCACCGACAAAGGCTGCATTTGTTGCATCTGCCAAAACAGCCAAGCCCATGAAAGCCAAAAAATGAGCACATCATTCCCAGCAATGATCTACCGCAGTCCAGGCCAGCAACGCAAGCCTGGTGGCGGCACGTACAACTTCGACAGCGTCCAGACACAAGAAGAACTCGACGCAAAGCTGGCCGCAGGCTGGTTTACATCGTCAGCTGAGGCCATCGAAGCCGCAGGCGAGAAGGCCAATGGCAACGTAAAACCAAAGCCAAAGTGGGCAATCAAGCCCACAAAGAAGAAAAAGCCAGCCAAGCCACTCGACTGGCGTGAGCAGGTCAAGGCCGAGCCAGCGCCAGCTCCTGAGCCAGAGCCCGAGCCTATTGATGAGGACGCAGGGCCAACCCGCGAAGAACTTGAGGCCAAGGCCACCGAATTGGGAATTCGCTTTGATGGTCGCACAAAAGACAAAAAACTGGGACAATTGATCCAAGACAGATTGTCTGAGAACACAGGAGAATGACATGGGATGGACAAAACGCCAATTCATCGCACAGGCCTTCGAGGAAATTGGCCTTGCATCCTACGTCTTTGATCTGACACCAGAACAGTTGCAGTCTGCCCTACGCAGACTCGACACCATGATTGCAGCATGGAATGCCCTTGGCATTCGATTGGGATACCCACTGCCATCCAGTCCTCAAGACAGCGATCTTGACGAGCAGACCAATGTGCCTGACAGCTCAAATGAGGCCATCTACACCAATCTGGCCATCAAACTGGCCCCAAGCTATGGCAAGCAAGTCATGCCTGACACCAAGGCCACGGCCAAGGAGTCCTACAACACCCTGCTGTCGCGTGCGGCCATGCCAATGGAGCAACAGATGCCAGGCACAATGCCATCCGGTGCAGGCAACAAGCCTTGGCGCGTCTACGACGACCCATTCTTGCAGCGCCCCTACGATCCAGTCTTGGCCGGTCAAGACGGCCCACTCGAATACAACTGAGGAAATACCAACATGCCACAAATCAACCAACTCTCAAGCATCAGCCAAGTCTCTGGTGCAAACCAGATTCCGGTCTACGACCAGAACAATGGCGATGCTCGGAAAATGTCGGTCAGCGCATTGCTGCAATACTTCCAAGCTACATTCGCGGCCCCGACTGTGGCCACCAATCTGTACGTTCCAGGCACTGGCTTCAACGTGACAGTGCCAACGCCTGTCAGCGAACAGCAATGGATGATCTTGCAACCTGCTGGCACACTGGCCACAGGCACGATCACCTTGCCATTGAACACTGGCGTGCCTGATGGCACTCAAGTGCTGGTGACAACGACTCAGATCATCACAGCATTCACGCTGGCGCTCAATGGCGCATCCAATGCATTCGGTGCACCAACCACACTAGCAGCCAATGCATTTTTCACCATGCGTTTCTATCAAGCCACAAATTCGTGGTATCGCATCGCTTAACTTTTAGGAGCCACTACCATGTTTATCCAGCCAAGCCTGACCCAAAACCAAGTCGATGTGATCCTGCCTGTTGGCGAGTACATCAGCATCGGTAACACCGGCAACGAGTCGACCACCGTCCTGTTGCAATCTGTGGCCACAAGCGCACAGCCTTGGAACTACTCCACCATTGGAACGCTGTTCAACACTGCTCAGACCTTCGGCCCTTACACCGAAGAACGCACAATCCGCATTGACAATCGCAATTCCACTGTCGAGTACAGCATTGGCGCACAGCCCAAGCTGCGCAGCTTCCCTGCATTGGTGCTTGAGAATAAAGGCCCAATTGGATTGGTTGAGCCTGCTGGCACATTCGTGACTTTGACCTACAACAACAACGCAGGAAAAGTTCGTCTGAACAGCGCTGGCGCTCATGGCTTGACAGCAGCTGTGGCAGTTGGTGAAAACGTTTATGCGACATGGACTGGCGGCACAGGCGTGACCGGCTTATATCCAGTCACAGCGCTGGATGTTGACACCACAGGCACAGCAGTCACCATCGATCTGGCTTACATCAGCTCAACTGTGACAATCACCATTGCAGCGCCTGGCGTGGTCACTTGGACAGATCATGGTCTGTCTGTCAACGACACAATTCGCTTCACGACCACTGGCGCATTGCCAACTGGCTTGGCCGCTGGCACGACCTACTACGTCAAAACCGTGTTGTCTCCAAACACATTCACCGTGTCTGCATCCGCAGGCGGTGCAGCCATCACCACAAGTGGCACGCAAAGTGGCGTGCAAACTGCCTTGGTCTGGTACGGCACCGCAGTCGTCGCTGTGGCCAACACCGCAGTAACTCTGGCCTCTGTCACAGTGCCAGGCTGGTCAGTCGGAACTGGTGGACAGATCGAGATCAATGCACTTTTCAGCTTGACCAACAGCGCCAACGCCAAAAACCTGAACATGACTTTTGGTGGAAGCGCAATCTTCACATTGGCCGCAGCCAACAATGCAAGCGTATCGGTTCAAAAAGAGATTGTTAATCGTGGCGGATCGCAAATTGTCTCAAATGCAATTGGTGCAACTGGTCATGGCGCATCAACAGGTGCTGTTGTGACACTAAGTATTAACACCAATGTGGATCAGACATTTGCAATCACGGCTCAACCAGCCACTGCAAACGAGTTGGTTCAGTTGGAATACTACAGCTTGCAAGCCAGCTTCTAACATGGCCACCAAAGACACACGCCTTGCTCGCATTGGAGTTGAGGGCTACAACAAGCCCAAACGCACTCCATCGCATCCAACCAAGAGCCATGTTGTCGTGGCCAAGGAAGGCGACCAAGTGAAAACCATTCGCTTCGGTCAGCAAGGCGTGTCTGGGTCTCCAAAGAAGGAAGGCGAGTCGAAGGCATCCGAGACTCGTCGAGAATCATTCAAGGCCAGACACGCTGAGAACATTGCCAAGGGCAAAATGAGCGCAGCATATTGGGCCAACAAGGTCAAGTGGTAAGCCATGCAAATTCCAATCCTCAACGGCATCTACGCTGACAACACGCCAGAGCTGCGCACCAGCTATCCGGTCAACATGATGCCTGTGCCAAAGAAGTCTGGCATCAGCAACGGATTCCTGCGACCAGGCGATGGCATTGTGGCCAATGGCACAGGCCCAGGCACTGATCGTGGCGGCATCAACTGGAACGGTGTCTGCTACCGAGTCATGGGAACCAAGTTGGTGTCGGTGGCCAGAGATGGCACAGTAACAACTTTGGGCGATGTTGGTGGGCCAGTCAACACACTGGTGACAATGGACTACAGCTTCGACTTGCTGGGCATTGCATCAGGTGGCCGACTGTATTTCTGGAATCCAGTTGCATCTACTCTCACACAGAACACAGACCCAGACCTTGGCGTGGTGCTCGACTTTTGTTGGGTCGATGGCTACTTCATGACAACTGATGGTGCAAATCTGGTCGTCACAGAGCTGTCCAACCCACTGGCAGTGAATCCTCTGAAGTACGGCAGCTCAGAAGTTGACCCAGACCCTGTGGTGGCATTGATCAAACTACGCAACGAGGTCTATGCGCTCAATAGCAACACGATTGAGGTGTTTGACAACGTGGGTGGAGAGTTGTTTCCATTTGCACGCATCGATGGTGCACAAGTTCAAAAAGGCGTACTTGGAACGCATGCATGCTGCATCTTCCTTGATCGCATTGCATTCTTGGGTGGTGGTCGCAACGAAGCGCCATCCATCTACATTGGTGCAGCAGCAACCACCCAGAAACTTAGCACACAGGAGATCGACAATCTACTGTTGCAATACACAGAAGCGCAACTGGTGCGTGTGCAACTTGAAGCACGCAACGACAAGAACCATCTGCACCTTTATGTGCACCTACCAGACCGCACCATAGTCTATGACGCATCAGCATCTGAGGCATTGGGTGAGGCAGTCTGGTTCACGCTGACAACTACCGTGGTTGGCTTTGCGCAGTACCGCGCACGCAATATGGTCTGGATTTACGACAAGTGGCTGGTGGGCGATCCACAATCCAGCGCCATCGGCTACTTTGTGCAAAGTACTGGTGAACATTGGGGCCAGAAAGTTCGCTGGGAATTTGGCACCCTGATCGTCTACAACGAAAGCAATGGCGCGATTTTTAACGAGCTAGAGCTGGTCAGCTTGACTGGCAGCGTGGCCTTGGGCACAAACCCACAGATCAGCACCAGCTACAGCGTAGATGGCAAGTCATGGAGCCAAGATCGCTATATCACTGTTGGAACGACTGGAAATACCGTCAAGCGCCTGGCATGGTTTCAGCAAGGACACATGCGCAACTGGCGAATTCAGCGTTTCCAAGGTGATAGCGATGCACACGTGTCGTTTATCCGTCTTGAAGCCCAGATCGAGGCATTGGCATTCTGATGGCAACCGCACCTGTTTCCCGCAGGCTCAATCTCACGCGAGATCAGCTTGCCACCTTCCTGACCGACCAGCAACAGATCAGACAGTTCGAGTTGCTGTTTTCTACTGTCGATGAGCTGCAAGTCATTACAGGCACAGACTTCGAGTATCAGGCAGACACGGCAGCGGCCACAGCAAACGAGGCATTGGCACAGCTTAGTGCGCTGGCACAGGACACGGCAGTCGATGATGCTGTCCTGAACGCCAAGATTCAGCAGGCATTGGATGCAATCCCAAGATTGGCGCAAGCACTTGACTTGCTTGCTCTAGCTCCTGTGCGTAACAATATCGAACTGGCGCATGATGTGAATGGCATCCTGCCTTACGCAAACTTACCCGCCTCAGTGCGATCTAATCAGGTGCTCACATGGCTTTCGATGTAATTACACCCGCAAAACTTGGCCAAGCGGCCATCACGACAGGCGTGACAACGCTGTACACCGTACCGGCCAGCACTCGCACGCTACTTAAAGAGTTCAGCATTGCCAACACCACGGCAGCGGCCATCAATGTGCGCGTTTTCTTGGTGCCATCCGCAGGAGCAGCAGGAACTGGCAATGCATTCTTGTACGATGTGTCAGTCCCAGCCAATAATGCACTGCAATACAACGGCATCGAGGTGCTAAACGCAGGCGACACCATTCAAATCCAAGCCGCATCCGCAGGCTTGACTATTATCGCCAGCGGTGGCGAAGCCACATAAGGAGAATGAAATGACCGTATCCATCAAGGTGCTGATTCCACCAAAGCAGGCCGAAAATGCCCAGACCACGCAGTACACCGCAGTGAATTGCAAGGCCATCATTGATAAGTTCACAGCCACCAATACCACGGCAGGCAATGTGACGATCAGCGTTAATTTGGTGACTAGTGGTGGCGCAGCTGGCGTATCCAACTTGATCGTGGATACCCGCAGCATTGCACCCGATGAAACCTACACATTCCCAGAACTGGTTGGCCAAGCGCTTGAGTCTGGCAGCTTCATCAGCACAATTGCCAGCGCAGCTACATCACTGACCATCCGCGCATCTGGCCGCGAAATCACTTAATCAAGGAGAACAGCATGGACAAATTCATGATGATGCCCAAGGGCTTTATGGGCCTGCCAATGGATGAGGAATTCATCACCACGGCAGAAAACAAGAAGAACACCCAGATCGTTATCGACGACTGGATGCTTGGCCCTGAGAATCCAAGCAACGAGCCAACGGCCAACAAAACCTACTGGATCGCTGTTGGCAAGGCCATGCAAGTGGACGAAAAAGAGTCTCGTCGTCGTCGCTGCTCGAACTGCGAGTACTACGACAACAGCACCATGACACAGGCCAAGATGGAGCGCATTCCACGAAATGACTGGGACACAGATGCTGGTTTCCGTGGTTACTGCACCAAATTCGAGTTCATCTGCCACGACCTGCGCGTTTGCCAAGCATGGGATGAGCGTGAATTTGAAATGGAAGATTGACCAAATGTCAAAATGTGGGAAAATAGAGCCGCTGAGTCTATCGGGCCACCAGCAGCTCACCCTTAACAGGAGTTGCACATGATTGGTATCGAATGGCTCAAGGAGAACCTGCAAAGGGTTTTCATGTTGCCTGCGCCAGTCGTGGAATGGCTTGTCATGGTCTACGATGCCATTCAGGTGTTTGACGATGTTGCTGATGGCGACACGGTTGAGCGCAAAGACCTGAATGCGACCATCTGGAACACAATGGTGGGCATGCATCAAAACCAATTTTTTATCACAAACAGCCACCACCTCGTGCCATTGCTAGCAACAGCAATCATGAAGTGGCAAGCCTCCGATCAAGCAGAGCGTGCAGGTGAAGCCGATGCCAGATCATTCGTCTGGCGTGCAGGCTACTACGATCTGATCCTGATGGCCGTATCGCTCACGCATGGCCCAGGCTTTGCCACAAAAAATGCACATCTGGTCATGGATTTATATGGCGAGAAATTTGAAGACTACATGAAGGAGTTCGGCAATGCCTGATCCAGTAACAGCCCTAGTCGTGGGCGGAACCCAACTAGTTGGCAGCACAATGCAAGCCAATGCAGCAGAAGATGCAGCAAACGTTCAAGCTGGCGCAGCAGGCCAAGGCATTGCAGAACAGCGCAGACAATTCGATGCCATGCGTGAATTGCTCAAGCCTTATACCGAGGCAGGCCAGCCAGCACTAGAAGCACAGCAAGCATTCCTTGGCCTTAGAGGGCCAGAGGAAGAACGTGCGGCCATTGAGCGCATCAAAGGTGGAGAAACATTCCAAGCACTTGCCAGTCAAGGCGAGGAAGCATTGCTTCAGCGTGCATCGGCCACTGGTGGCCTGCGTGGTGGCAACATCCAAGGCGCACTGGCTCAGTTTAGACCAGCATTGCTTTCCAGCCTCATTGAACAGCAATATGGTCGATTGGGTGGCATGACACAGTTGGGACAGCGATCTGCTGCTGGTGTTGGCGCTGCTGGCATGGAGTCAGGCACCAACGTGGCCAACTTGCTGTCTCAGCAAGGAGCAGCACTAGCCGGTGGAGAGCTTGGACAAGCCAAGGCTTATGGCCAGCTATTCAACATGCCAGCTCAGTTCCTTGGTATGCAAATGGGCGCAGGTGGAAAAGCTGGCATGGGCTTTGGTTTCTAAAGGATAACAACATGGCAACCATCAACCCATTACAACAGCCTATCAACTATGCAGTCGATGTGCAAAGCCCATTTGAGGCTGCACTCGGTGGTTTCAAAATTGGCGCAGCCGGTGCAGAAGCACAAGCACAAGCACAAGCACGAGAGCAGGCAATGAAAGCACAGACAGAGCTGAAAACTCTGTTTGGAAATCCAAATGCAACAGCCACAGACTTTGCTCGCGTCTCTGCCATGCTCCCAAAAGATCAAGCAGAAGGCGTGCGCAAAGCATTTGACTTGATGTCATCGTCTCAGCAACAAAATCGACTAGCCCAATCTGGCCAAGTCTATGCAGCCATGAAATCTGGCCAAGTTGACATTGCAAAAAATCTGCTCAAAGAGCAGGCAGACGCATTCCGAAATTCAGGCCGTGAGCAAGATGCCAAGGCGACAGAGACCTACTTGCAACTGATCGATGTCAATCCTACTGGTGCACAGACTACCATTGGATTGATGATGGCCACATTACCTGGTGGAAAAGAACTGCTTGAGAATGTCGACAAAACACTTTCGACAGGCAGAGAAGAAGCCAAAGCACCAGCTGCACTGCTTGAATCCAGAGCAAAGGCTGACAAAGCCGTAGCAGATGCAGTAACAGCTCAGGCTACCGCCACCAATGCAGCAGAGAAGGCAGCAGCTGATGCAGCCAAAGCAACGGCAGACGCACAAAAAGCGCAGGTCGATGCCAAATTTGCAGAGCAGATCACAATGGCAGACCTTAAAAAGAAAGCCGCTGACCTTGGTTTGACATCTGCACAGACCGGTTCGGCATTGGCCCAGACCAAGAAGCTAGGTGTGGAAACTGCAAAAGCCGCACTTGAACTGGAAGCACTCAAATCCACTGGTGGACTTGATCCAACCAAGACATTTGAGCAGGAAGAAAAACTGCGCAAAGAATTCCAAGGCCGCACTAAGGTTTATGGCGAACTTGGAACCACATTCAACAACATTAAGTCTTCGGCAGAGGCCAAGAACGGCCCAGGCGACATTGCACTGATCACTGGATTCATGAAAATGCTTGATCCAGGCTCAGTGGTGCGTGAGACAGAATTTGCAACAGCTCGCGATACCGCAGGCCTGTATGAAAGACTGCTCAACACATCGCAAAAACTGCAAAGCGGTCAGCTCTTTGCGCTTGATTCAAAACAGCGTCAAGAGTATGTCAATCTGGCCAAGCAATATCTTGACTCAGCCCAGAAAAAAGCAGGCGAAGACAAAACAGCACTTGGTGTGGTGGTCAAGAACTACCGCCTCAATCCTGAAAACGTGTTCGGGCCTGAGACAGCGGCAGCGCCAGCTGCACCAGCAGCAAACAGCGTCACAGTCGGTGGCCAGACTTATACTCGTCCTGCCAACTTCACTGATGCTCAGTGGAGCGCATACAAGCAATCCGTGGGGGCAAGATGAGTCCAGAAGAATGGTTGGCATCCCAGACTAGTCAGGCTGCACCAGCAGCTCCTGCACCAGCATCTGCTACACCTACGGCCACAGCACCTGCTGCGGCCCCAATGTCACCTGAACAATGGGCGGCATCACAGCCAAAAATGGGCTTTTTTGAAGGTCTGGTCGAACAAGTTACTGGTCGCGCACGCGCAACGCCTGAGACCCAAGCATTGCCCGAGTGGACAAGCATGCCAGAGCTGAATCAAATGAGCGTGGCATCGTTCAAGACAGCGCTTGGCACACTGATGAGCAACCCCAAGGAAACGGTGCAGATTCTGCAAGCCAACTTCCCTGGTGTTCAAGTTCGCCAAGATGCCAAGGGTAACTACTTAATGCGATCGTCGGTCGATCAAAAGGAATACGCAATCCCACCAGGCTTCACGATGGGTGATATCCCACGCGCAGCTGGTGGCATTGCAGCCTTCACGCCAGCAGGCCGAGCCGCAACCATTCCTGGTGCAATCATTGGTGCTGGCGCAACTCAAGCGGCCATTGAAGCGACTCAAGCCGGAACTGGTGGAAGGTTCGACACTGGCGAGGTGGTCACAGCAGCGGCCACAGGCCCAGCAGGGCAGATTTTGCAGCGCGTGGCACCTCCAGTCGTCCAAGCTGTCAAAAAGGGCGTACAGCGCGTCACAGGAAAAGCTCCTGCACCTACACCAGCAGCAGGCGCACCAGGCGCTCCTATGGGCACAGCAATGGCCCCAGAAGCACCTCCAGCAGCACCAGTGGCCGCAGCAATGCCAGAGGTGGCACCAGTCGCACCAGAGATTCCAGTCGCACCAGCTGCACCAGCAGTGGCACCAGTGGTTGCAGAAGTGGCCGAGGAAGAAGTTGGAAAGCTGGTCAAACAGGCAGCAGGTACAGGATTCGGTTCGGCTGGCGCACGCGACCGGCTGGCCGATCTTGCACAAGTCAACGTGGCAGCCAAAGAAGCAGCCGATCGACTTGGCATCCAGTTGCCTGCTGATGTGTTCAGCGACAACCCACAAGTCAGAGCAGCCGCAGGCCTTACCAGATCAGCCGCAGGCAGTGAGGCCGAGGCTTTGTGGCGCAACACCGTCACGCAGGCCGTGGACAAAGCCGACGATGTGATCAAGCAATTTGATGCCACATTTGTCGAAGGCGCAGTCGCACCAGGCGTGGTGTCTCAAAAGATTAAAGACTCGCTGACCGCAACTCGTTCAGACCTCAATGCGCAGGCAAGCAAAGTCTACAACGCAGTCGATGAAGTTGTTCCAAAAACATCAGTGGTCGATCTGCCAAAGCTCAAACAAACCCTTGACACTGTCAAAGCTGAGGTGGGCGAGAAAGGCATGTCGGCAGCCGAGCGCAATCTGGCCAAGATGATCGAGGAAGGCAACATCACGTATGGCCGACTCAAGCGCGAGAAAACCCTGATCGGAAACGCCATCAACAAGATGGAGTCGCCATACGGCAGCATGGCCGAGGCAGACCTCAAGCGCCTGTATGCGGCACTCGCTGACGACCAACTGACAAACGTTGGCAACATCGGTGGCGAGGAACTGCGCCAGCAACTGCGTGCTGCCAATTTACTGTATGCCAAAGAGCGTGCCTTGGGCAAGCGCATTGTGAATGCATTTGGCCAAGACATCGAGGGCAGCGTGGCAAACAAGATGCGCACCGCCATCACTGGTGCGGCCAAGGGTGATGCTGGCGAGTTCAATCGCCTGCTTAAGACCGTACCAGAAGACCTGCGCAAAGAGACACTAGCCACAGCACTGGCATCCGTCACACGTTCGGCCAGAGGTGCTGAGAAGGGTGGATTCGGATTCTCCGAGTTTGCCGACATCTACCCCAAACTGCGTGCCAACCCACCAGTCTACAAAACCATCGTGGACACACTTGGCAAAGACTCAGCAGACGTACTGCGCGACCTGTTTGAGGTCTCAAAGCGCGTCACAGAGGCCAGAGCCAATGTTCTGACCACCGGCAAAGCAAACCAAGCACTGTTGCAAGGCATGCAGGCCGAAAGCCTGATCGGTAAGGTTATGGAAAGCACGCTGGCCAAAGGTGCATTGACTGGTGCAGCAGCTGTTGGTGGCCCTATCGCAGCCGCAGCCACATCGGTGCTGACTGGGGCTATGACCCAAGGCAACAAGGATTCACTCAAAGCAGCAGGAAAACTGTTTGCTGATGAGGGATTCCAGAAACTTGCCATCGAAGCCGCGACCAAGGGAACGCCAAGCGCAGCTAGCATTCGTCGCACAGCCATGTCACAATCCTTCCAGAAATTTGCAGACGCAGCCAAACTGCCAAAAGCATTGGACGCAAGGATTCAATGGTTGCAGACAGCAACCCAAGCCGAGCGCCAATTCGACCAGGAGAACCAATAAATGTCAGCACTCTCGATTCAACCACCGTATCCAGCATTTGCTGGCGCTGACGGACAGCCGTTGGAGAATGGGTACATCTGGATTGGCACAGTCAATCTGTCTCCCCAGACAAACCAAATTGCGGTCTATTGGGACTCAGCTCTGACCATTCCAGCGCCACAGCCAATCAGAACGCTCAATGGCTATCCATCACGCAATGGAACGCCTACGCGTTTTTATGCAGCTAGCGACTACAGCATTCAAGTGCTCGATTCCAAAGGCAGCGTGGTATACACCTCTCTGAATGGGAATTTTGCTTCTGGATCAGTTGCAACCAATGCAACTGGCAATGGTGTACAGACAATTTTTCCTGTGACATCGACACCATTTGCAATTTACATAAATGGCGTGTACCAGAACCAAAATACCTACACAGTGTCTGGCGGTAATGTGACATTCAGCCAAGCACCACCATTCACTTCGGTGATCGAATTCTTGATTTAAGGAGAACAGAATGTTAAAGACAGTTGGATTCCCATCAACACGTACTGGCGATCAGACAATCGTCAATGGCAACCTCGTCATTGGCACAGCAGGAAAAGGCATCGACTTTTCCATTAACCCAGCTGCTGCTGGGATGACCAGTGAGTTGCTGGATGACTATGAGACAGGTACTTGGACACCT